TGGCACCGCCACCTAAAACTCGGGCTAGGGAGGTTCGTTAGGCCCCAACTATCCCTGCCAAACACCAATGATTATCACACGATGTCATGGGAACAACCACATGTTTTGCTATCCGAAAACGCGAAGCACCAAAATGATGTCATTAAACCGGGACGAACTCATATGAAAATGATCGTCCCGTCCGCCGGAGGTCGCGGTGGTTCGACTTCCACCACCGCAGGTGAATCAAACCGCACTGAGCGGAGCACCTGAGGCTCGGGCTCATCACGGTTGAAAAACCTCTCGGAGATCGGACGCATTCCGACCTCCCGCGCACGCTCCGCTTCCGCCGATTGATACCGCGGGAGCGATTCGTCGTCCTCCTCCTCCTCTTGGTCGAGCCCTTCCGGAATGACTCGACCCCCAAAGCCCACCAGCAAGCCGCGCGCCGTCTCAAAGACCAGACGGCATACCCCACGCGGCACGCTCAGCCAGCGGCTCTCGTCCCGTGTGACCAAGAACGCAGGTAACTCCAGCTCATCCAAGAACTGCAGGACGGTCGTCAAAAATCCTAGACACATCCTGACCGCAGGCCACACAAACCACAGCAAAACCCCGAACATCGTCAGGAAAATGGTCCCACACACGACCAACGCAAACCACCCACCGCGAGGACCCAACAAGATCCGACAGTAGAGGACCACGCCGGCAAAGAAGCAGAACAGCAAACCAACCACGAGAAAGAAACTCAACATGGTTACCACAGGGGGGGGTAACGCCGCAACAAATGGAACGAGTGACACGACGGCGCGCGCACCGACCAACGTGGAATAAGGCGCAAAGAACAGGAGCCACTGAGACAACAAGAACAAGCTAACGCGCATCGCACGCACGCTACGTCCACACGCCTCCCAGTATCGCTCCAATTTTCCCCGCGCAGCTTTCGCCAAGCGCGAATGAACCACGTGATCGGTGACGTTCCGCACGTCTTCAATCACCCTCTCCTTCATGTTAGCAGCCCCAGGCCCCTTCGTCTGAACAGTCTCGGGTAACACCACAGGGACTGGGGTAAAATCACCCTCTTTACGAGCGTCCGCGTACTTCTCCATAGCCGCGATCACTTCTTTGACCACGACATCAGTTAACGCAGCGCTCTCGTCCCAAGCAAAGTGCAAACCTGCACTCACAGTGTTCCCGATCTCATCAAGCCTCTTCGCCATCGTCGAACCGGGTCGAGGGCTTATGAGCAAGTCCATCTCCGGTTCACGATCGTCGAGCAACTCTTCATGACCCCATAAACTCTTCAACCACTGGCGCACTGGCTCAGTGATCTTGAGTTTTCCCTGCCGCAACTCTTCCAACATCTGGAAATGTCGGCCCCATTCCTTGGGGAAAATACGCTTATATGCGGCGGCGAGGGTACGCACAGCCTTGTTCGGCCAAAAGGAATGCAGGAAACTATGCATTCTCGCAGTTGACCACTGCACGTCATCCTTCGCTGAATCCCCCGCCTGGGTGTCATGACGCAAGAACAATTTGTCCAACAGGGTGAATGTCGGTTTTAGAAGGTAACCGTGGATCGCGCGTCCCGCTAGATCGATTGAACGCGCACCCAATGTGTTGCGACAGAAGTGGAGGTCCTTGTAATCCCTCGCCACTTCAAATTTGAGGAGCAGGCCCAACCGCACCGCCGCACGGTCCATCGCCGCTTTGACCTCCTCTGGAGATTTCTGGGTGAAAATACCACCGAGCCCAAAAATCCCATCGTCGCCCTCACTCAACCCTGTATTCCACATGGCAAAAGGCTCGAACCCCTTGATGAAGGTGGTCAGCGCCACTCCATCGCTCTCGTCTCCTTGGCCAAGTGCATAAGCCGCCATAACCATGGCGGCTGTCACTCCAATCTGCGCAAAAGAACCGTTCCCGATAGATGTCGGGCCTTCACCGGAATTTCTGCACATATGGTTGACAAAGACATAGCCTTTTCCCTTGATCAGGGAAAAATGAGACCCAAGCAAACCGAAGACGGCGTTAGCCAATCCCTCGAGCCAATGGCCCTGAAACACGTGTTTGAACCTACGCATCTCAGCCTCACGGTACACACCCTTCACATTCTGCTCCATGGTCGTAAAGTCGGTCTCCGCAAAGATGACAAACGCTTTCAGCACATCAGCCATGAGTTGCCTCCGAGCATCGTCGCTCAAATGCTTAACCCAAGCCCGCGGATGCGCCTTAACGAAAGCCTCCTCCAGACGACTCGTCAACAAAGACAACACAAAGCGGAACACCACATCAGGACAGACGATGTGACGCACCGTTTTCTCTTTCACATCCCCGTACTCCTCCACCTTGGGAAAAGTCGTGAGATTGAAACTTGCCAAAAGAGCAGCAAACTCACCGGTCTGTATGCAGCGCTCGATCTCAGGTGCGGCTCTCAAGATTTTCTGTTTCTGAACCGCGGAATATTCTGGATGCACTTGCAAGAAAGCAACTGCTTCATCCACGATGTTCATAACACCTTGAGGACATGGACGCACCGCATCCATGTACATAGCCTCCACCCGGTCGAACACACTTTGAGCAAACTTATCCGGCTGCGGGTTATGCGATCCGAGACGGACATACGCTCCAGTCTCAAGATTCCGCATATTCGTACGGTCCGGGAAACACGGGACACGACCTACCAAGTTCACGATCATTTTCCTGTATTCCCACGCCTTGTGAAGTGTGTCGCGGGTAGTCTCTCCAATCTGCGACAACTTCCGTGTCGATTTGTTAATCAAGAAACCCGCACCATGCACCACATCACGGGCCCCCATCACATCGGCTGGGTCCGTGTTGTAACCCCTGTAATACACTCCAGGTGCCGCTGGCTGTGCATCACTCAGAAAACGGAAAACCTGACGGGAGAATGCCCTCCCAGACCAGTCCACCGCGCAATTGAGGTAATCAGGCGGGGCACGCTGTGCCCAGTCCAGGCACAACAGAGCCGTGATTAACTCATCCTCGCGCAACGCAGACACAGAGATGTCTGTCGCATCATAGGGATACGACGAGCTGTGCGAGTTAGCAGCAGTGACTTTTGACAGCACTGTCAAGAAATCGCCATTTGCATGCAGGCGCGACAATGCCACATTCGTCAGGAGATCGAGGTGCACAAGGACTCTATACTGGGTCGAACTAACGATGCGATCAGGGGTGCCGCCGAAAGAACCCGGCAAGGCCCCTGCATGAGTGTCAACTCGCACGTTGTAAATTAAGCCCCAGTAAGACCAATAGTCCTGGCCTGGCAGTTGCGTCCGTGCGTGCAATGCCATGCGCTGAACCGCGCCTGGCACTTCACGTATTGACACAACGTCCTCGAAAGTACACGTGTGATTCACGTAAGGGCCGATCGGGAAACGCAATTCCTCGGGTCTAGCAGCGACCTCTGACGGAACCAACATCTCCTTCCAAACCCCCGCGCCACGGTCTACTCGATAGACAAACCGGAGCCAATGCCCGGGTATCTTCTCCCGGACAGACTCCAGAGCAGCTGCCAGCTGGACCTGCTTGGCGGCTTCCTCAGCCGCCGCTTCAGCTTCTTCGCGCTCGCGTTCGGCCTCAGAGTCTGCGTCAGACGCTCCTGACTCCTTTGCCGACGTATCGCTCAAAGAAGAGGACACCTCGCTTTTGTGCCTCTCTGATCGAGAGCCACGATCCTTCTCTCTCCGATTACGCTCAAGTTCCCTTTCCTTGGCGTTCTTCCTCTTCGTTTTCTTTTCTTGGAACTTTTGCCCCGCTTTCTCGGCACTACGCAAAATCGCAGCGTCAGGCAAAATTTTGGGAGACAGCGAACAACTCGCCCCTGCTGTCTCCTGATCAGTTCTCTCCCTACAGACGGTCTCGGTATTCCCGTCTGTTGCGTGCTTCTTCTTATTGGCCTTCTTACGATCAGAAGACCGGCGGTGAGACCGTTTAGCTTTCTGGGCAACTTCTTTCCCATGAGCCTCCTTCTCAGCTCGGAGCTTACGGGAACGGTCTAAAGCACGTTGTTCCTTATCAGTGTTTCCATTGAGCGCATGCATCAACGCGTTGTGCAGTACCACCTCAGAAATCAACACCGACCGATCAGGGACGGAATACAAACGCTGAAGCATTCCTTCCGGGTCGGTGTTGTAGATGTGACACACCAACGTCATCAATGACATCCTGATACTCCGGACTGTGATTATCCGGGTGTCAAGAGACTGAAAAGGCCTCCTCGGATCACTATAGGGATCATAGTATCCTTGAATCGTCGTAGCCAAAGGGATAGCGGCATCCGACGCGGGCAAAAGCGACACAGGATCTTCTGACATGTAAATCATGATTGCAGCATGATTTGTCGGACGGACCCTCAAATCCACGATGGCCCGCATCCCCGAGATATGTGGGGACGCGGCAGTGCGTACATACCCGTGATCGAGTATGCTGGCCTGGATCCTGAAGCGCCTGGAACGTCCCTCTGTGGGAGCATTCATTCCAGACCTCAGATGCACAGGCAAACCGGGATAAAATGGACGGATGTAGGGATCTACTCTCGTCCGATCGCTTGCCCTCACTACGCTGTGGGCGCCAGCACGAGTGCGCCTCTGGTTCTGTGCAACATCACTGTTGCCAGTAGTCCGAAGACCGTTCGCGTTACCGAACACGCTCCCTTGCGGGGGCGCACTGCCGGCCATTATCTGACCGGAAAGAGCCATGAGACTTGCTGCGGAACACAAAGTGTCCATAGCCGTTGAAACCGACTTTGTCGGCAGTCAGGGACACGGAGAAGGCCGCGCCCATCCCCTCCGCATGCACGGGGGTTACTGAATCTGCCCTCTACCTCAACCAAACTCGAGCTGCCAGTGTTACACGGATGTTAGGCGTACCTCCCAGTTCCGCATTATCGTAAACGCTAGTAAATCATGAACCGGTTTCCGTGGCGTAACTGACACGCACTCGATTGGG